CAGCCATGAACTTTAAAGACGAAGATGACGCAATAGATCAACTAATCCTATCTGGCGCACTTGAGGTTGCTGGGATAGACATGGATACTGGAGAGCCTGTGTATAACTTTACAGAAAAACTCATAGACGTAAACCCAGAACTTCACACAGAAGTTTCAACATATTTTTCAAATGAAACTATGTTTTTGTGGGCTGAGGGGTTCTTAGATATGGATATAACTGAAAAAAATCCAACTGTTAGATTAACTCAAAAGGCTTTAGACCAAATAGCGGTAGCAAGTCTAAATAAAGACAAGCAATACACCTTAAAAGAAATAATAAGAATTCTTTTGTTAGATAAGTAGTATAATTGTGTTGGAGGCAACTAATGGAATATTTTTTAGGATCTGCTGTAACTATGATAGCCATGTTTATAACAACAAGGGTAGTAAATCAGCGTATAAAAAAAAATAAAGAGAATCCTTTTAGGTATAGCCAAAGCCACATCCATACTCTTATTATGCCACTTATGCCAAATTTAAAATTTTATAAAAAAAAGATGGTTACTCAATCAACTAATCATTATAAAAAAACAAACATAAGGGTAATAATACTAGATAACAAAGCCTATTTTATTAAAGATGGAGGTTTTTATTTTGCAGAAATGGATGGAGACTTAGTTGATAAACAGACTGCAACTCTAGTTGACACGATGGGTATGGATAAGATACAATTAGATAAGATGCTTTTTATAATGGATCAACTTAGAGATGGGGAAAACAATGATAGTGGGTATTCAGGGAACTAGTAGTTTTGATGACTACAAGGTTTTTCTTAGAGCCATGGCCGTTACGATGTCTTCTTTAAAAGAAGATGATCCATACTTCCATATCTATTCTGCAGGGCCAGCCAATATTAACTTAATGGCTATGGAGTTTGTTAACCTGTCAGAACGAGGCCTAAAGTCTCGTGGCAAAAGTATTAAATATAAGGCTGTGCCACCTTCGTGGATTACAGAAAATATTTCAAACGTAAACTACTTTGCTTTCTTAAGCAAGGAAAAAGAACAAGTATCAAAACTTGTTGATGATGCAAAAACAAATAATGTCGAATACGGCATTTTTAGGTACTAGGAGAGCGTAATGGAAATTAAATCATTAGAACAAATGGAAACAATTGTTAACAATAACAAAAGTTTGATATGGGATGGCTGGACAGTAGTTAACTCTTACCCTTCTGAGAAAGGTAGAACTGATCAAAATGGAAAATTTGTTAATAGCAAGTGGCATCTGCAACGTCGTTTTGTACCTTCTAGGAATGGATGGGATATACCAGACAAGTTTGTGAGTTAATATGCCAAAGCATGAATGGAAAGATGATGCTTTGTGTTTAGATTACGACACAAATATATTCTTTGAAAAGTATGAAGATGATGAACTTCTAAGGCCTGCAGTAGACAAACTTTGTTCTATGTGTCCAGTATTAAAAATGTGTTTTGCTGTTGGAGTTTCACAAAAAGAGTGGGGTATTTGGGGTGGAGTTTACCTTGAAGGTGGACAAATATCTAAAGAGTTTTCTAAGCATAAGGCTAAAACAGACTGGGCTAATACCTGGCAGAGACTAACAACGGAGCAATAATATGTACACAAATTCAATGAAAAGAGCCTTTAGATCAATAAAAGGACCAAAAGGTTTTAAACTTGAAATATTTGATAATGATAATTTTTTAACAGTTAGGGCAAGTGAGAAGCAGTTCATGAGTCTTCCTGGAGAAGATAAAAAACAGGCTGTAGAGTATATGATTCGTGTAAAGAAAGCACTTGAAGACAACGGCGCTATTGTTTTGTTGGTTAGAGAAGGAGGAGAAGAGGCATGATTGAGTTTGTTTCATTTGCAGTCTTTATATTGTTATTCTTTATTTTAATAATTAAAAATATTTCTATTAAGTTAAAGTTAGTTTTAACATCTAAAGAGTTAATGCAGGCTTACGTAGATAAAAATATACTTGCTGAAAAACTATTTGAGATTTCTACTATTGAATTATTAAAAAAAGAAACAGACCCAGAGGCTTTCTTGAAATTTATTTCAGACTCTAGAGACTGGGCTTACAAATATATAGAAGACTTACAATCAGAACTAAGTAAGTTTATTAACAATATAGAGCCTGAAATTGCATACTTTGATGAGTATGGAGTAGCAAGTTCAGCATATCCTCACTACCACTCTATGAAAAAAATTTCTGGGGCGTACAAAGAATTAAAGAAAATGTTGCCAGAGGACTATGGTAAAATAGATACATGACAATTGATCCTGATGAAAAAGATAAAATTTATTTAGACAATGTAGAAAAAATAGGAAACTCTGTAAACAATATACATATTGTAAAAAATGTTTTATATGAAGAAGAACACAAGAAACTACTTGATTTTGCAAAAGAAATTACGGAGTGGGAAAAACAGCCTTGGGGCGTTTATAGGTTTATGTCACCAAGAATGCCAAAAGACATAGTTAGCATATTGTCTAAAATATTTGAAATTGCATACGTAACCTTTGTTAAAATGTATGATGTACAAGTAGAAGACTCAGGTAAAAAACCATTTAATATAGTTAAGTTTGAAGAAGGCTATGCAATGCATTTGCATGTTGATACCATGTCTGTTTCTGAACTTCATCTTGCCTCTGTATACTATATTAATGATAATTATAGTGGCGGAGAGATAAGATTTCCACAACATAACCTGACAATAAAGCCAGATGCCAACACCCTGATCTTGTTTCCTGGAAATGAAAACTACTGGCATGAAACACTTGAGGTCACAAAAAACAACAGATACACCTCTACTAGATTTTTTAAATTTGCTGGATCAACATTTTCTGGTGATAAACAAAAAGATCTATATGATAGGATAGATAAATGAAAGACGTAATCCTATCAATACTAACAGGTTTTGGATGTGGCGTAGTCTTTGCTGCATTCAAATTACCAGTCCCAGCACCACCAGTTTTTGCGGGAGTCGCAGGAATTATTGGTCTATGGATTGGATTCACAGTACTAACAAAAATAATATCCTAGGAGGAAAATTATGAATACAACACAACTAAAGGCAATGCTTGCATCATATGGACGATCAGTCCTTGGTGCTGCCATTGCTCTGTACGCTTCTGGCGTAACAGATCCAAAGACGCTTGCTTATTCATTGCTTGGAGCCATCGTGCCCGTTGCAATTAGAGCAGTCAACCCTAACGATAAGGCGTTTGGCAAGTTGCCAGATGTCAAGGAAGTTGAAGTAGCACTCAAGACTGCCAAGGTAGTTAAGAAGGCTCCAGCAAAGAAGGCAGCAGTAAAAAAGAAGTAGTATAATAAATACTATTCCGCTTGAGACTTTAAAAGGTTTTACAACGGATGCTCCTTTGACGGGAGAGTTAGCAGGAGTCGAATCTTCGTGGCTAATAGACCTGAGCAGTCGTCTATAAACTGCTCATTTCTTATGCTATAATATTAATACCTGCCCAAATGGGGGGTAAATTAACTTATTCGCTTGAAAGGGGAATAACATGGTAAAAACAGCACTGGATCTTTTTAATGATCCATTTTTCAATACCTTCTCAAATTTTCAGAAGGTAACAACAACAACAAACTATCCACCTTACAATCAAGTCAAACTAAATGATACAGAGTACGTTCTTTCATTTGCTTTGGCTGGATTTTCTAAGGATGATGTCTCAGTATCGCTAGACAATCGCAAACTTACAATAAAGGGCGAGAAGCAGGATGCTGAGTTACCAGAGGGTGCGGAGTATCTACATAAGGGCATTGCTGCTCGTAAGTTTACTGATATCTTCACCCTTCCTGAGTTTGTTGAGGTAGTTGGGGCTGAGTTTAAAGATGGTATCTTAGATATCAGACTTGAAAAGCAGATCCCAGAAGATAAACTGCCAAAAACAATCGCAATCAAGTAGTACAATATAAATGTCCCCACACAGGACCTTAGTGATGGATTAGTTACCCATTGGATAGAGACCGTGGCGCAAGTCAGGTGAATTGCCTGTGTGGGGCTTAATATTGCACGGTATAATAGAAGCAATGACTGACAAAGAGTTAGACCATTATAATAAGCAGCAGTATAAAAAGATGCTTGCTAAGATAAAAGAGGATTCTGGCTGTGTAGACTGTGGTGTTGGTAACCATATAATCCTAGACTTTGATCACATAAGAGATAAGAAATATAATGTATCTAGAATGATCCATGATGGTTTTTCATGGAGGGCTATCAAGAAAGAGATAGAAAAGTGTGAGGTGGTTTGTGCCAATTGCCACAGGATCAGGACTTACAACAGGCTTAACGGTATGATATAATTATAGTATGACAAACTGCCCAAAATGCTCTTCTTCAGCAATTGATTCAGAAGTTGCTATGGCTATGTATGACTCATCAATTGGTAAGGCATACGAAGACTGTGGTTGTCCAACTTGTAAAGAACTAAACGTAACCTGTGAAGAGTGTCCAGATTGCCAGGCTGAAACAGTTGCTAAATCAGATAGTTGGATTGACTCTCCATTTAGAATGGTAAAGTAATGCCAAAGAAAAAAGCAACAGCGTTTAATCCTATTCAGATTAAAGATGGATGGATTGTTAGACTATACAAAGATGGTCGAGTTAAGTCTAAGATCGCACCATATGAAGTAAAGCATCCTAAAAAGTAATATTGGGTAGTTTTAAGTCATACC